TTATCTACCACTTCCCCCAAAGCCTGTTGTGCCTCTTGCTGTTTTATTTAATTCTTTTACTTCCACAAATTCTACTCTAACAATAGGTTGGATTAAAATTTGAGCAATACGATCACCCTGTTTAACCGTATATGTATCATTTGATAAATTTTTCATTAAAATACAGATTTCACCTCTATATGGCTGATCAATTACACCGCCTGTAACAATAATTTCTTTGCTTGCCATACTTGATCGATCATGAATCAAGCCTACAGAATAATCATTTAATGATATAGAAATCCCTGTTTTAATCTTTTTTTGTTCATTAGGTTTTAAATCATATTGTTCAATCTGTTCTTTTGAAAAATCGGCATAGAGATCATAACCTGCGTCTTCTTCATGTTTTTTAAAAGGCGGTTTTGCATCAGGGTGCATCTTAACAAATTCAATTGTCTGGGTTAAATTAAAAAAGTCATGCTCTAAATGCTTGTTAAGTTTTTGAATTTGTTCTTCTAGATGTTTAACTTTAGTAGTTAATTTTGAAATTTCATTTTCTTGCTCTGTCATTTTATATCCTTGTCGTAATTATATTAATAATTTTTTGGTGCACTTGTTCAATAGAGTCTTCTTCTTTTAAAAGAAGTATTTGAGAATTTTTTATATTTAAAAATTTTGATTGTTTTCTTTTCGATAAAGCAAATTCTTTTAACATGTTTTTGCAAACATTTTTTTGAAATTTAATATTTTCTAATTCTAAATGTCGTTGCGTTGTTTCTGATTTTTCTCTAAACGTTTTTGAAACCATTTAAAATCATCTGGCAACATACAAATATTAATTGTAGGTGGAATTACATTATTGATTTGATATAAGACTTGTTTATAATAATGTTCTAAATGATTTCTAGAATTTCCTTTTGTAAGTCCATAAGCGATATGACTTAAAACACCTCTGTCTTGAATAAAACAATTATAAACTCTTTTATTTTTTAATTGATGAATCATACAGAGATTCAATTCAGAAGCTAAAGCAATAATGCGTTCTTCGGCATATGCAGGCAAAGAATTATTAAATATAATATCTCGTAAAGATTGCATATAATCATATTCTGGAATGCCTTGTGGACCGCCAATGCAACGTGTAACAAAAGTTTTTTGATGATTTTTTTTGAAATAATCATTAAGCAATTTAATTTGCGTAGATTTACCAATACGATCTGTGCCGTCTATAATAATAAAACAATCTTTAACCATCAACTTTTCCCTAGATTATGAATATACTTAATCTTTTATATAAATATTAACAAAAAATAAGGTAAAAAATTATGTTTCTTGGTGGCAGAATGCTGAAAAACGTACAAAATGTCAATAGCTGGGAGATAGCTTCTACGCTTATAATACGTGAAGGCAATCCAACAACTGTTTATTTTCAAATTACAGACGAAGAACAAGCTTCTGATGTTAGTAATGGTCAAGGTTTAAGATATATGCCGGCTGTTGGTTCTACCATGACCATTACAATTTCTAGTATCAATAGTGCTAATGTTATTCAAAGAATCGCCACTCAACCTTTTCCACTGGATGCTAGTATTTGGTCTTTTAATCTTTTGGCTACTGATAAAGTAGCTCAAGGCAACTTAATGTTTTCATTAAGCGAAAATGGAGTGATACGTACAGGAGTTATTTCTAGAGCTATTGGCAATCAATCTTTAAACCCAGCGTTGTGTTAATATGAGTGTAGATTATACAAACAGTCGTAGTGCTATGGGATGTGTGTATCCCTTGTATGCTATTGATGCAGGTGCTAATTTTAATCGTTATGAACCGTTAATTACACCAGAAATTTTTAGAAAAGATTATTTGTTTGGCATACCTTTAAAAAGTCCCGTTAATGGCGATATTTTAACCAATGAAGATTTAAAGCGTGCTTTAGATCGTGCTACTAATAGAATTGAAACAGAAATTAAAGTTAATATTTTTCCTGTTCAAAGACAAATACGCAAAGAATTTGATCGCAATTTAGTAGATGCTTGTTGTTATTTAGAAATGCCCTACAGACCTATTATGTCTGTAGAGTCTTTGGTAATTGCAGACTCTAGTGGCGTAGAATGGTTACAGATTCCACCTAGTTTAATTGAAACCGGAAATTTTCAAACTGGGTTGATTACTCTAGGTTTTGCCTCTGCAGGTTATTCGGTTCCTGTTTTTTCTACAACAGGTGTAAATAGATCTTTTTTGTATTGGTTAACTGCTAATGTTAGATTTTTACCGGCTTATTTTACAATTAAATGCACTACCGGGTTTCCAGAAGATAAATTGCCTAGCATTATAAATGATTTAATTGCTACTGATGCTGCGATTGATCTTTTATCACGCTTAGGTCCATTAATTCGTACAACTAGTTCTAGTTTATCAATAGACGGTTTAAATCAATCCATTGGCAGTCCTGGACCTAACATTTATTTAGCGCGTATTGCAGATTTAGAAAAAAAACGTGATGGATTAATTAAAAACATAAAAATGATGTATTACAATTCTATTTTTATGTCAACGGTGTAATTATGTCTATACCAAAACAATATGTAAAAATTAAAAAAACAATTGGTTATTTAAATGACATTCCTGTCGATTTAGTCATCACTTATGGCGGTTTAAAATTAATTATGCTCCCTAAACAAGATGGCAGTGAAATTCTAGGTTATGGCGAAAGCATAGGTTTGGCTAAATATGTTGCTGAAAAACAACAGCAAGATATTAAGTGGATTGAATAAATATGGCTATTCGAGGAAATTATAACGAATCACCTTTTGTCTTTTCTCAAGATCAGCTATCTTTTGATGCAACTGCATTTGATAATTTTATTGAAGCACACGGAATTGAATTTAAACATTGGAAAGCTGTTCCTTGTCCTGGCAGTGATTCAGATCGCGGCAGTCCGCGTTCTACACATTTAAATCATACTTGCAGTAACGGTTTTTATTTCAGAGGCGGCCGCTGTTTTTTAGGTGTTTTTGAAAATACCAATACAAAAAAATTTCTTAATGTTGAAGGCATCATTGATTCTTCGATCATGACGTTACATGCTCCGCGTTTTTATAAAGAGAGCGGATGTCAAATTTTATTTGGAGTTAATGATCGTTTAGATTTAGCTGATGATACAATCGTAGTTCCAAAATTAGAAACTATGGTTTGCTCTCCGACAGGAATTGATCGACCTATGTTTCCAATTGTAAAAATGGATCACGTTATTGATGCATTTGGGAAAGAATATGCAGAAGGTAGCGATTTTTCTATCGTAAACGGCAATATTCATTGGATTGGACAAAATAGACCGCAATTTGTACAAGGTACTGGTGATGGTGGAATTTATTCTATCCGCTATCTTTATCGACCATCTTGGTATGTAAATTTGGTTTTACACGAAGTACGTTTAGTTAATACATTTGATCCAACTACTGGCGTTAAATCGCAGGTACGCTACCCTCAGTTATTAATTGTTCAAAGAGAAATTTATTATTTAAATCAATTGCATAATTCTCAAGAAGATACCTCCAGAGAAGGTTTAGCACCTCGCTCCGGTATGAATTTAACACTTAAATAAATTATTAAACTTATACTTGTAGGTTATAACGGAGCAAAACGTAATGTCAGATATCGCTGATTATAAAAAGAGAATTTGTGAACTTGTTGGTCAAAAGGGCTTTGCTTCTTTAACCAAAGCTATTGTATCTCTTCCTAATGTAGAATTAGATCAACTTGATAAATATTTTACTCAGCTTCAAATTATTCCACGAGGAATAACATATTGGCTGAGCAAAACTTTAACTGACATGGCCAAAAGTAGCGAAAGCGTTTCTCTGAATTTGCCTGCTACCGATTTATCTTTAAATGTTCAAAAAAATAATCAAAATAAATTTTCAGGAATTCTTCTTAAGAATAATGAAAAATTAATTGATTTTGATAATTATGAATTGCCCGGTGTGCTTACTTTATGCGTTATTCCAGAGAAAACTTTTGACGAATCAAATGATATAATTGAACCGTCACTTAATAAATCATTGCAACGTATTGTAAATGTGCTCGTTCAATCTCATTGTTTTAAAGAAAAAAATATTGAGGTTAAACTTCAAAAAAATGAACATTCAAGTACTTGTCCTGATTGTAAAGAAACTATTACTTTAAATCCTGATAATAAAAAATTATGTATTTGTTTTAAATTTTTAGGTAAAAATAGTTTGCATGTATATCGGGATAAAGATGATAATATTAAAGTTTCATTTAGTCCAAAATGGGAAAAAGAAAACATTGCATTGCTTTTAAAAGTTTTTCAAAAGAGAGCCGAAAAAGCCCATGAATAAAGATATAGAAATGTTAGAATATAAAGAACCTGTTGTTGCTTCAACCGCTAATATTACAGAAGCAAAAGTAGAAAAAATTGATCCAAAACTTTTTGAATCTTTAGTTAATGACATTTCTACTGTATTAGGTAATTTTCAAAATAGTTTACCTGCTTTTGAGATAATGGAAGCAACAAATCCTAAAGCCTACGAAGCAATTATTGATGTTATAGTATGTATGATAAATCTTTCTCAAATCTTATTAGAAAATGGTTCTTTGAAGACTGATCAAGAAGTAGCCGCTGAAAACGTTCCTGCCATTCCTTCTGAACTGTCTGTTAACACAATGCCTATACAATAGGATTTTAATATGGCTAACACTGGCTTGAGTGTTAACATTAATTTTGATCAATTCAAAGAACAATTACAAAAAGTTACAAAAGTTGAACAAGTTTTTCGTGATTCTCTAGATTTAGTAGCAGCTCAAGCTTACGCAGAAGCAATACGTTTAGTTCAATTAAAGCTTCGTTCAAATCGCAATTTGTATCTAGAAAATTTATCTTTAGAAAAATCTAAAAATAAAAACGATCCAACTTATATAATTATATTACGTGAAAAAGCTCTATGGATTGAAGAAGGTGTACCAGCTCACAATCTAAAAAAAACTCATTTAAAAAATCGAGAATCGGTTATTATACCTTTTCAACACAATAAAAACATTCCTAGCTTAATGAGTGAAAAACAACAATTAATTTACAAAGAAATCAAATCAGCTTTAAGAAAGGAAAATATTAATTTAAGTAAACCTATCACAAATATTAAAGGCTTGCCAGTTCTAAGCACTGCTAAACGGGTTACACCAGCTGCGATTTTAACTGACGTGCCTTCTCAATTTAAAAGTCGAGCAACAGGGCAAAGTATTTTAAATAATTTGAATGTTTACCAGCATCAAATAAAAACCCCGCGTGGCAATAAAGTTCAAAAAACCCTCATGACATTTAGAACACTTAATAAAAGTTCAACGGGGTGGAATATTCCAGAGCTTAAAGGCGTAAAAATTTTAGATGAAGTCTATACTTGGATTCTAGAAAATTACACAAAAATTATCACAGAAAAATTAATGAATATTAATCTATTGTAGGTATGGCTATACCTCAAAGTGATATTCTAATTCTTAATTGTATCAAACAAGGTATTTATAATCTCAGAAAAGAGCCATTTTATATTGATTATATTTTTGAATATGATGAATTACCTAATGTCGAAAAAAATTATGGCCGAAAAGAAACCGAACGTGCAAAAAAATGGTTTGTAGAAAATCATATTGATGTTGGTTTTGAATGGGCTTTTGATCAGGCGCGTTATCCTTCTATTACAATATCTAATTCTTCTTCAGTAGAAGATAAAAATCATGCAGTTTTGGGCGATGAAGATATGCCTAGTGATGAATATATAAATGAACAAAATATTATAACTAGGCCAAGATATATTGCAGGCCCATTTGAAGTGTCTTATGATTTAGCAACTGGTATTGTAACTCTGCCAAATACTTTTGTTGAATATCCTTTAATTTTTAAAGGTCAAAGTCTAGTTAGTGCTAAAAGCAATACGGCATATTCCATCGAAGAAATACTTTCTGATAATCAATTTAGAATTGAAAAAAATTTACATGTTGATTTTACAGAATCATATATCAGACCTCAATTTAATAAATTAAAAGTTATTCGACGTATTGTTCATTTTTTACAAAAATTTGAAATTACTGCAAGAACTAATGGCGACCCTGCAACAATCATTTGGTTACATGATATTTTATTATATATACTTTTAAAAAATCGCAGTTTACTTTTTCATGATACGTTTGGACTGCCTAATTTAGCATCAAGTGAAACCATGTTAGCAAACGATGAAGCTCATGGCGGTAATTTAATATATTCTAAAACTATTTATTTAGAAGCTCTTGTACAATCACGCTGGGTTCAAGAATTTTCTCAACAATATGAAGGTGTAGTAGAAGGGATTAATATTCTTAAAAATAGTGATCCAACAAAAACTATCTACGCAAAAATTAATAAAACTTAATCTTTTTAAAAAGGAATTAAATATGGTGGTTAAAAAGAAAGAAGACGTTATGTCAGTCGTAAATGAAGAAATGAATTCAACTCCTACTATTAATATACAGAATGTAGAAAATGTTGCACCTGCTTTTTGTTTCAATTCTTTTGATGAATTTTTTTTAGATTACGCCAAAAAAAATAAAATTGGCATGGCTTGGAAAGAACCATTGATGCTGCATCTTAAGGCAATTGGTAAATTTGAATTGCCTAATCAGTGGTTAGAAGGTTGTAAACATTTTGGAATTTAAACTTAATCTTTTGATTATTTTATAGGATTAATTAAATGGCACTTACTACTTCATCATCTGATTTTGGCACATTAATTATACCAGGTGCTTATGCACGCATTAATGTTCAAACTCCTGCTACTGGTTTAGGCGTTGCAGGATTTTTAGCATTATTTGGCGAAGCCGATGAAGGTTTAGCTACAAGCGATCCTTCGGAAGATTTTACAACAAATTATTTTACTCCGGCACAAATGGGCGATGTAATTGAAAAGTATACATCGGGGCCTTTGGTTGATGCTTTTAAAGCTGCAGTTGCGCCAGCAAATGATCCGAATTTGCCAGGTAGCGTAACTAGGATTTATTTATATAAAACAAATCCTAGTACAGCTGCTTCAAGCACAATTCCTACAATTGGCGCTAATTATGGGTCTCTTACCGCTATTAAGGCAGGTGCCAACAGTAGCAATTTAAAATGGGAAACTGGGGTTTATACGGCTGCTGTTGCCCCAACGACTGGAAGTTTTTCTTATATCCCGGTTCCAAGCGCTGCTACTTCTGCCATCTTAACTTATAGAATTCGTGGTGGGAGTGCAACAAATTTAACCATTTCTCCTAACGTAGCGCCATCAACATTAGTTTCCACATTGACTAGCGGTTCACTGTTGGCAACAGGCGGTGTCGACAGAGGTGTTGTTGCTGGTTTAACAGGTATTAATCTTACTACAGTTGCGACAGGTAATTCTGTTACATTTACTTTAGCTGCTGGTTCAGTATTTGCTGTTACGCCTCAAGTTGGTGATTTGCTTGTTTTACCTGCAAATACTTTATATGGCGCATCTGCAAATTCGGCTTTTGCGGGTGTGGGCAATGCTAATTTAGGAACGTATGTTATTACTGCGATTTCTAATACAACTTCTTCAGCGTTTATTACTGCAACTAAAGTTGCAGATCATGTTAATGCAACAGTCACTGCACCTGTTAGCGTAGCTGCAACAGCTTTTAGTGCAACAGTTACAAATGATTTGCAGGTCTATAGTCCAATAAGCATTACTGACAAGTCAGGTACTAATCGCAATTCGTTTTCTGCTTTAGCTAGTGCAGGCGTTTCTATTAGTGCATCAGGCTCTTCTTTGCGATTGAATTTGACTGGTGCTACAGCCTTTGCTCAAGGCGCAAACGGTCCGCGCGTTGGCGATATATTTTATATTCCTTCTGGGTCTACAGTTGCGGGTGGCGGTAGTGCTAACGTTGGTTATTATACAATTACCACTGTTAATAATGTTACCAGTTCCGCTTATCTAGTCGCTTCAAGAATTTCAAATGGTACACCTGCAAACGTTGCCGCAACTACATTTAGCGCTACACCTGATAATGATGCACGCGTTTCAAGACCATGGATTGACGGAATTCAACTTGGATTTGAATTAAGTGATGGCGGTGGAACACGCAATGTTAACCAAGTATTTTATAATTTAGGCACAACTAACGCAGCCACTTGGATTTCTACTGCCGGAACACCTTATTTTATTTTAGGCACGGATTATCAAGCTAATTTCACAGTTAGTCGTTCTTCTGATAATTTACAGGAGTCCTACACTGCAATTGGTGGCAATGTTGCGCTTAAATTAGCTTACGCAGGAACTACGGCATCTGTAGTTGTGACTGGTACGTCATTAACAACTACAGTCACAGGTGGGTCGGGTGCTAATTTATCACTTAATTTTTCTAATTATAGAACATTATCTGATTTAGTTGGTTATATTAACGCTCAAACTGGATATACTGCTGCAGCTGGTTCAACAGCTGTGGGTCAGTTAGCGCCTACAATTTTAGATCAAGGTACATACACTTGTGCTACTTCAACATCAGGCACCGCTTATCCATGTAGAATTAAAAAAGATTTGTATGATTTTCAAAGCAAGATTGCTTTATCACCTACAATTACTTTTTCTAATACTGCTACGGCTGGTTTGCCAGAATCTAGCTTGTTGCCTACTTTTTTCTCAGGTGGAACAAAAGCGGGGACTACTGCAGCCGCAACTATAACAGCAATTGATAAATTAGCGGATATTGATTGTAACTTTATCGTTCCGTTGTTTAGTCGTGATGCTACTTTAGATATTGCAGCAGGTCTAACCGATCCAACATCAACTTATACAATTGATGCAATAAACGCATATACAAAAAGTCATGTTTTGGCAATGTCGCAAATCAAAATGCGCAAGAATAGATTAGCTGTTCTTTCATATCGTAATACTTTTGCCAATGCTAAAGCCCAAGCTCAAAATCTTGCGTCTGCAAGAATTGGTTTGACTTTTCAAGATGTTAAAGCAGTTGGAATTTCTGGTACAATTGTTCAGTTTCAACCTTGGTACGGCGCAGTAATCGCGGCAGCTATGCAATCTGTTGGTTTATATAAATCAATTATGCATAAATATGCTAACATTTCTGGCATTGTAACCCCATTTGCTGATTTTAATCCGCTGAACAATGGTCAAAAAGAAGATGCTATTTTAGCTGGTTTGTTAATTCTAGAGAATCCGCCTACAGGTGGTTTTAGGTGGGTCAGTGATCAAACAACATACGGTAAAGATAATAACTTTGTCTATAACAGTTTGCAAGTTATGTACACAGTGGATTTCATGGCTTTGGATTTATTACGGTCTTTTGATAATTTTGCTGTTGGTCAAGCTATTGCTGATTTATCTGCTGCTAATGCTTTGGTTTTCTTAAAAGGTAAATTGGATCAATATTTCCAAAACAAATTGATTTCACCAAGTGATGGAGCTCCAGCAGGTTACGATGCAGCGGCTATTGAAATTGAAGGTCCAGTAATGAAAGTATTCGCAAATGTTTATGTTACTAATGCAATTGCTTTCGTTCTTATCAATTTGAATGTTTCTCAAGTAACGCAAACTGCTTAATAATTTTTAATCAAAAGGATCAAATCATATGGCTGTTAATGGTATTGCAGAAACAATGCAAGGGGCACGGGCGAAAATCTACGTTGCCAATAGATTAGTAGGTGTAGCGACAAGCATTAGCTATAGTGTTCAGATTAGCACCGAAGCAATTCATACTCTTGGAAGATTTGAACCACAAGAAATTGTCCAGACTGCTTATGAAGCTGTTGCCGTAACCTTAAACGGTTTTAAAGTTATTGACAAAGGTCCATATCATCAAGAAAATGGCAAAACTATTGCTACTCCTCTTGGGCAACTATTTAAAAGTGTTGAATTTGATATTCACGTTGAAGATCGTGAAACAAAAAAAATTGTTTTACGTATCACTCGTTGCAAAAACACAGGCTTATCAAGTGATTTGGGCGCTAAAGCCACAACCACTTATACTGCTACTTTCTTGGGCGTTGCAATGCAAGATGAATCTGTTGAAGAAGGTGTGTTGTTTGATGATCCGGGCGATCCAGCTAAGTTCCAATAATAAATTTCAATTTTAATTAGGTTAAACATGGCATTACGAAGAGATGCAAATATATATCAAGATTTGACTAAGGCATTAACCGCCGATGGTGGAAGCAATGGTGTTTTAACAGTTGCTTCCACCGAAGGCTTGTTTGTTAATGAAAGAGTCAGATTATATGATAATATAAATACTCCTGCAGTTTTGTTAACAATCATGGAAATAATTTCAGCAACTCAATTTACAGTTGGTGAAGCTGTTACCATTACAAAGCATGTTATTTCTGTAAAAGATTGTTCTGCATTTACTGTTGCGAATGGCGCTACAATTAGAACAATTGCAGAAGCACGTAATATTCCAGAGCAAGGTAGCATTGCGTTAGCTGCTTATGAACCATCTCCAGTGAATGCATTTAGAGTTCAAAGCGTTGATGCTCAAGGTAATTTTACTAATACTATTAATATCGTTCCGGCACCTATTGCAAGCTTAGTTGAAATTGCTCCTCAATTTGGTGAATTAGATTATTCGGCTATTGCAGGTAACTCGGCAGGAACCGCTGATACTGTTTTGACGTTAAATGCAGATCGCTCAATTTTGCAAGTTTTCAATAGTTTAAATGCAGATATCGGAATTACTTATGATGGCACACAATATTGGCATTTAGAACCATTTGATGGGTTTGTGCTTGATTTTAGAAGCAATAATTTAAAACTTGGTAATGGGAAAGTTATTGGAGTATTTTACACCGGACTACCTGCATTGGCTGGTTCAATCAGAATAACCGCAACATAAAATTATGGAAAATGTTTACACAGAGGATAATAAGGCTTTGTTTAAAACCTTTTTAAATACAATTCGATATGAAGATCTAATTTTAAACTTAGGCCAATTTGCAGGATGGTTTATTGTTTTTGTTACACCAGTTCATGCTGTGATGTCTGGTATTATTTTTTTAGCTTTCTCTGATTTATGCACCGCATTATGGGTTTCATTTAAAAAGAGTCAACCTATTACCTCTGTTGGTTTAAGAAAAACAATTAATAAAATTATTGCTTATGAAATGGCTGTGGTACTTAGCTATGTTGTAGAAACTGTATTTCAGCTTGGCGTACCCATTGTTCGTCTTGTAGCAGGTCTTGTTGCAGTCACAGAACTTAAATCAAATTTAGAAAATTTATCATATATTACTGGATTAGATTATTGGAAGAAAATCGTAGATTACTTAAATTTCAAGAAAAAATAAATTTTAAATGAAACTTAATCTACTCTTAAATAAATTATTTTTATAGGAGCTTGTTAAAGATGGCAATGTTACCCATTCAGAAAACTACATTAAATGATTATGCTAATTCGCAACCTGCACTGAAACCTTTTGGTGCACTAACTGGTAAATTGGCAGATGATATTAAACTAGGTAATTTAATCGCTGGCAATGGCTTAGATGATTCAATTCGTAATATTCAATTTAGTGAATCAGTTAAAATTGCTGCTCCTGCTGCAGGTATTGTAACTGAAACCATTCCAATGTTTCAGGCTCCTTGCAATGGTTATCTGATTAAAGCAGCTGTTTATTCACGGGTTGCTTCTGCTACATGGGCTGCTGGTACTTCAACTGCGCAAAGTTATCTCTTTAGTCCAGTTATTTATTATGCTCCTACTGTTTCTGCATATTTGCTTACCCCAGTTGATCTATTAACCGGTATGGCACTTAATACAGTGGTAGAATTGCCATTAGGTCAAGACGTTGCTTTAATGACACAAGGTAGTGATTATGCTATTACTGCTTCTGGCGCTGATATTACAATTGCTGCTGTGACTGCCTTTGCAAATTTGCCAGCTGTTGGTGATTTGATTTATATTCGTGGTGGCGCTACTACTTTTGTTGCGGCAAACTTAGTTAACGTGGGTGTTTACAAAGTAACAGCTGTTACTTCCACTTCTATTTCTGCCACTAAAATGAATAAAACGAATCCCGCAAGTGTTACTTCCGCAACAGCTCAAGCTGCAGATGTGACATGGATTAGAACAAGTCCGCAATCTCCTGGTATGCCGATGTATACTGGTGATATTGTATCTGCGGCAGTTAGCATTCCTGCTTCTGGCGGTAGCCCTGCAGATTTGAGCAGTAACTATATTAACTTTAGTTTTGTTTTTAAGCCCAGCTTGATTGTTTAGTTTTCTTATTTTTTAAAAAAATCCTTACATTTTTGTTCATATAGAACTATAATATAGTGTATATGAATATTAATCCTCTAGAAAGACTCAAGTTTACTTTTGAAAGCAAAGGCTCGTTTACCGGCAATGTTTACCAAGGGGTTTTTGAAATTAAACCCGTATTAAATCTTATGGATTTAATGAAGGTAGATAGCGAAAAACGCTTGCTGTTAAATCATCCTAAAGAAAATGAAGCTATTGATCCAATGGCAGATGGTATTGCCAATACTATTGCTTTGCTAAAAGTTTATATTCAAAAAGCTCCCAACTGGTATAATGAAACTGATTGCTTGAAAGAATGTTTTGATGTCAATGTTTTGTCTGAATTGTACAGCAAAGTCACTGATGAAACTCAAAAATGGCATCAAGGTATTCAAAAAGAAGCCGAAAAAGCCCGCAAAGATTTAGCCTCTATTTAAAATGGTTCAAAAGAAACAAGGCAACGATCTCAGTTTGGCTGAATCAATCGAGATTATTGCTTTTAGAAACCGCATTTTTCAAGATCAAGCGACACAGCATCGTGAAATGTGCCGACGTTTTTCTATTCTTTTTCATGTACCTTTGCCAGAAGTTGAAAAACTTAGTCTTGAATACGTGTTATTACATCTTTATGAGTATCGTTTTTCTAACATGGAAAGCGAAGAACTCAAAAAGTTCAAACATAATCTCTTAAAGAGAATTGAACACGATATTGAACAGGAAGATGAAGACTGGATTGCCGAAAATGAATATGAAGCTTTGAAGCAAGACCAGGAATTATTAAACGAAAAAAATAAAAAATCTGCTGTTAAACAGCCTCCGCCTGATATCAATATGAAATTTTAAGGTGTCAAATGGCAGATAAAAGTATTATTATTAAAGGCTTAATTAATTTTGACGTTAATCAAGCTCAAAAATCTCTGAATGACATCTCAAAATCATTTAATAAACTTGAAAAAACTTCATTCAACAAACTCAATGAAGAATTCAAAAAAACAGCCGATATGCTTCAAGGCATTGGTACCAATGCCGGTAAGTTTATTAAAAAACTTTCGCGCAGAGATGCTCAAGAACATCTAAAATCTTTAAATGCTTCTTTAAAAGAACAAACCAAATTATTAAAAGATGCAATTTCTGAACAAGAAGCTTTAGCAAAGGCTATTGAAAAAACGGCTGATGCTAAAGAAAAAGAATTTTTGATGGAAAAAAGAGAACGGCAGATTGCAAGTGCTCGTTCTCTTATGGGCGATATTCGGGGCAATGTTCAACAACGAGAAAAAGTCACTGAAGTTTTAGAACGAAGAAATACCGAATCTATTCTAAAAGCCGCTGGCATCACTCGTATGGTTGGTGCTATTGCCAAAGAAGTTATTACACACGTTGCTGGCACAGATTATCGCAGAATGTCTTATGAGGCTCAAGGCCAAGCTGCACCAAATAAAATTGCCAGCATGCTTTTTAGTAAAAATTTAGATTATGGCATTTTAATGGCTACGGGGAGCATGAATCGTGCTTTAAACGGTAGTGATAAAATGCAGAAAGGCAACGTATGGGCTCGTGTAGCTGATGCTGGAAAAACTATTGCCCAGCATGTTGGTGCTGGAACAGTTGCTGGAACGGTTTTAGTACCTGGCATTGGCTCTACTGGTGGAGCAATTGCAGGTGGCATTTCTGGAGTAGCTACGGCAATTAGTAACAACAAAGATGTTTTAGATCCTGCTTTAAGAAAATCAGCAATGACTGCTGAAAAAAGCGTTTTAACAGCTGAAGAAATAGAAAACCTACGTTCTAAATATTCTTTTGCTATTGATTTAGCGAATGAACGTTTAGGTTTAGCCCCTGCCAAATTAGCTGGTGCTCAGGCGATTGCTGGATACGATAATGCAGGAGCTTTATCTAAACGTCTATCTGGTGCTTATAGTACCGGATGGAAATATGGATATTCTATTCCGGAAACTTCTGCGCTTTTGCAAATGAATAGTGGTGCTGGTTTAATTGGCCGCGAACGTTCTAATATTGGAACAATGGCACTAATGGAAAGAGCTGGCTTAGCCTCTCCTGGTGAAACTGCTGATATGGCCAGAAGAATGGGTGGAGTTACCAGTAATCAACAAAATATTTTAAAAACATTTGAACAAGCTATGACCAAAGGTGTTCAAACTGGCATTGAAAAATCTTTGGTTAAAGATCTTGTTTTAGCTACAGAGACTTTAGCAGAATCTGGAGCAGCACGTGTTGATAATATTGATAATATCATGCGTGATTTAAGAGTAGCGCTTAGCTCCATGACAGCTGCTCAGATTGGACGACAAGATATCATTGAAGCCCAAAATGCTGCCAATCAATTTAGAAATATGCAAGGCGGCGCTGGCAACCCAATGGGAATGGCTATTCAATCGTTGGGTATTCAGGAAGGTTTACAAAACGCTGGTATTGATGTTGGGCAAATGTCAAGTGCCGGGCTGATGAATTTAACTACAGCAAAAAGCATGGATGATATTGTTTCGAATCCATCGCTTATGAGAGAATTAAATAAATTAGCTGGTGGCGATCGAAATAAATTACACGAAATGTTGTCTAGTATTGAATTAAATAAAAAACTTGGTGTTGCTAAACAATTTGAAGGTATTACTAATTCAGGTTTGTTTTCCAATAAAGAAGGTTTGCTTCGTTATCAAAAAGGCTTTGCTTCTGGCGCTTCTGCAGAAGAGCGTGCACAGTCTTTGCAAATGCGTGATGATTTCATTCAAAGCTATATGGCAGCTACAGGCAAAACGTATGATGAAGCTGCTAAATTTGCTAATTTTTTTAGTGGTCAAGAACTGGGAGTCAACGCAAACCGTAAAATTGAAAATTCAATGCAAGGTACAGGATTTTATAGCGATCAATTGTTTGAAGCCGGGGTAGAACGTGCCAGAGAAGGTTTAAGAAGCAAACCTGAATTTTTAAAAATGTATAATGAAGCAAAAACAGCGCAAATGCAGGATAATAACACTTTCGGAAGCAAAAATGGGCCGTCTTTATTTGATGAGGGTTCGCCCATGGTTGTTCAAATGAGTCGTTTAGAAGTGGCTATTAGACAAAACACTGAAGCTTTGGAGCGGCGCAGAGGTGGAAAAATACCGATGGAAGCAGAAGGTTATAATTCACCAGATGAACCAGATTTTATTACAAGCATAGTGAATAAAGTAAGAAACGGATATCGCTCAGGACCTGATAATATTCAGCCTTTAAACATGCCGGCTTCTGGCCAGATTAAGGGTCCATAATGTCTAACAAATATAAAAATATTGTTTTAAAGGCAAACTCTGGGGACATGCATTTTCAAAATCCTCGGGCGATTATTGCTGTTTTCCCTTATAAGCAACGGAAAATAAATCCGCTTGGGGCTGTTCAAAATAAAGATAAAATTACAGAGTTAAATGGTTATTTAGATTTGCGTTCTGAGCCGGTAATTATTACCAGTGAAATTTTAAGTCTGCAAATCACCGATCGTAAACAAGGGGTTTCACATAATCTTTCGGCTGTTTTAGCCAGTGGTCGAAATTTTTTGTCACTCTTATGTCCTGGTGATTATATGATGGCTTGGTTGGTTAATAACAAAACCAAGTATGAAGAAATAATTGATCGTATCAAAACTTCTAAATCCGTTAATGATTACGACAGTGGATTAAAGTTTTTTGGAAAAGTTTACACTATTCAAGAAACTTTCCAAGTGATGAACGGGATAAAAGAATTACGTTATCGTTTTAACGGTGTTGGATTTGATCAATATAATTCTCAAATTTATTTTAGTCCTTTTTTAAATCTTGGCGAACAGGGCAGCGTTTCAAATCAATTATTTACAGATACATATTTTAGCAATGTCAATAAAGACAAACGTAATTTTGCTTCGGTTTTAGCCAAAGAACGTTTCAATATCCATGATCAATTTATTTTTTGGCATAAAGTTTTGTTGGGAGCGGGTCAAGGCGAAGTTGGTGGCAAAGATACCCCTATTCGTAGCGTTAATGGAACGTTTGGTATTCCTAAAATTATTGCTCAGATGTTTAATCGCGATATTCAATTAAATAGTCGAGAATTTCATACCTATGCTGATTTAATTAATGTCATGATTGGAGTACAAAAGTTTGATGAAGGCAATAATGGTGTTTTAGGTCCTGATTTTGTTGTGCGTGATTCTGTTAGGGGAACAGACGGCAGAAAATATGGGATGTATTGGGAA